TATGTGACCAACACATTGTGAAGATGCCATTGGAAGAAGCACAGATGCTATGCACTAGCGTATGGCATCATGCCCCTGACTATGCAGAAGCCTGTGAGTTATACAAGCCTGTGCATCAGAAGCACCCATGCACACTGTGGGCAATGGAGACACGAGCGAACTACACCTTTGCCTTCAAGTTGTATGATGCCATGTTGCGTGACTACAACTGGCGATACGACAAGATACATGGGGCAAGCAAGCATTGGGGTTCACTGTGGAATGCTCGTAGTCTGATACCCGAAGGTGCATTGACACCACACCCACAATGCTTTAGTGGTCACGATGACTTGAAGACAGATGAGCCGTGGCCTATCACTGCATACCGTGCGTTCTACATTGTTGACAAACTGAAGTTTGCACGATACAACAAGGGCAGAGAGATGCCACAATGGATGAAAGGAGAAGCCTGTGCGTAACAAAAACCTAGCAACAGCAGACCATGTATCTGCACTATTAGATGAGGTGGACTATCTGCAAGACTTGATAGAGCCACATGACACTGGACACATTCACACTGCAATCAATGTATTGCATGACCACATTAGACAACTGTTAAAGGAGATGGAAAACTGATATGGAAACATTACTTGTTGCACTAGTAGTTTTTCTACTGATATGAAAAATCTTCTGGTAATGGGAGTATAGATGTGATAGTCTATACAACACAATATCAGTTGCCAATTAACGAATGAAAGGAGATAGATATGCCATTCGATATGATTCCAATTCAGGACATGATGCCTGACAACTTGAACTTTGATGTGCAGTTTGAACCTACAAAGGTGAAGGACAAGAAGTATGTCATCAACGGAGAGTCAGGTGAATACATTGGTGTAGTAGGTGACACATTCAACTGCGCCAGTCATGCTGACTTCTTCGGTGGTGTGCATGATACAATCACTGAACACTTGGGTGAAGAAGAATGCGACAGCATGAACATCAAGTGGCGTGTAGCACGACAGAATGCTTGGGCTATGATGGACATGGTGTTGCCTAATGTGACTGCTCGTATTGAGAGTGACAAGCACACTACGACTGTTGCACAGCGTATCATTGCACTGCATGGCATTGATGGTTCATGTTCCAACCAGACTTACTTTGGTGCGATTGATTTCTTCTGCACTAATGGTATGATTCGTGGTGAGCATGACAAGGTGCGGCGTAAGAACACTAGCAACTTCACCATGGATAAGTTCATTCGTGACCTGCGTGAATCTTCACAGTCATTCTATGCACAGTCAAAGCGGCTTCAGCAGTGGGCAGTCAAGCCTCTGTATGTAGGTGATGTGAAGGCTATGCTTGAGTCATTGCTCAAGTCTGAACGCACTGCAGAGAAGATGCTCAACCTGTATAACCAAGAGGCAGGTGTGCGTGGTCAGAATGTGTGGGCATTGTATTCTGCCTTCACCAACTTTGCTACCTATGCTGATGACCGCAATGGGTTTGCCCTGCGTAACACTGGCAAGGATACAGAGGCTGTGTCCATGTTTACTCGTGAACATAAGGTGGCACAGTGGATTGAAAGCAAGCAGTTCAAGGAGTTGATTGCGGCATGAATGAAATCAAACACAATCCAAGCAGAATGGGTGACATAACTGAGATAGAGATATGTCACCAATTCTTGAAGGAAGGATACGAGGTGTTCAAGAACATCGCCTGTTCCGGCCCGATAGATTTGATTGCTATCAATGTTGACACAGGACAGATGATACTTATGGATTGTAAGACACCTAGTATCTACACAAAAGCAGACGGTGACATGAGACTTTATGCCACTGGTCTAACTGATAAGCAGAAGAAACTAGGCGTGAAGGTGGTCACATTCTACGATAACAAGATGTATGTAAGAAGCAATAAGATTGCTATAGACTTGAAGAAAGGATGTCAAGAAAATGACACTGCCGCGATACACACAGGCTCGTAAGTTAGCGTCTGGTCGCACTCACTATCGCTTCAACCCGCCCCAGCGTTTGATTGATGCTGGGGTGGTAGAGCGTGTCGAGTTAGGCACAGACCTACGAACAGTCAAAGCACAGGCTCGTGAGTTGAATGAGCAGATTGATTCATGGCGAGAAGAACAAGCACAAGTTGTGACACTAGGTAAGAGCAGCCCGTTGTCCATGCTTGTGGATGCCTACTATCAATCTAATGATTTCAATATGTTGCGTGACGAAACTAAACGAGACTATCAATACTTTCTGTCTGTATTGACAGAGACTTTGGGCGAGAAGTCATACAAGGATTTGACCACTAGACAAGCGAAGATTGCATATGAAGAGTGGGTCAAGCGTGGTGTGCAGTTTGCTAATCATGTATGCACTTGTGCATCTCGTGTGTATCGCTATGCTATCGACATGGAGTATGCGTATGTCAATCCATTTGCCAGCGTGAAACGCAAGACACCTGTGCCACGCAAGGTTGTCTGGACAAAGGATGATGTGCGTCAATTCCTTGACACTGCTTACTCTGAATTTGAGACACGCAATGTGGGATTGATTGTTCACATGGCATACGAGTGGTGTCAACGCTTGGGTGACATGCGCTTGCTTACATGGGATATGTTTGACTTGGCTGAAGGCAAACTGTTTCTTGAGCAGAGCAAACGCCGTGCGCAAGTGACACTGCCTATCAGTGACGACTTGATGTCAATGCTGGTGCAACAGAATGAAGACTTTGGTTTCCAGCAGTATGTAGCACCACGCCCACGCCCTGCTAATGGTGAGTTTCAACCTTACAGTATGCAGAGGCTGTCTAAATATGGGCGACAGGTGATGCGGCAAGCAGGATTGTCAGACGAACTACGGCTGATGGACTTGCGTAGGACAGGCACGACTGAAATGATTGAAGCAGGTGTCGGTATGGCACAAATCATGTCGGTTACAGGACACAGTAACCCACAGTCAGTAAAGCCTTACATGAAAAATACATTTGCATCTGCTAATTATGCATTGACGGAGCGTCACAAGCATGATATAAGCATATACAAGTGCCGACAAGGAGAGTGATATATACATGAATAATATATATAACATTGTAAGTGATATGGATATACCTAATGGACATACAAAGCGTATGACTTGTCCTATTTGTAATGGGTATAATACATTCACAGTGACTAATAACATGGGTAGTCTTGTATGGAATTGCTACAAGGCATCATGCACTGCGAGTGGTGGCACTCGTGTCCATCTATCCGTGGATGACATTCGCACTGGCTTCGCTGGTGCAGAAGACTTTGCCACTGACACATTTGAGTTGCCTAGTTATGTCGTGCCGCACAGAGGACAGCGACAGTTCATCAAGTTCTGTGCTGAGTGGGGCATTGATGAGGACGCACTTGGATTGATGTATGATGTAAAGGAAGACCGTGTTGTATTTCCCGTCAAGCATGAGGGGAGAATTGTGGATGCGACTGGTCGCTCACTTGGTAAGCGATTACCAAAGTGGAAACGATATGGAAAAAGTGGCTTGCCTTATGCTTATGGCTGTGGTAAAGTCGCCGTAGTTGTTGAGGACTGTGTGAGTGCCGCAGTTGTAGGCGGTGATGTTCGGCTTGTAGGGGTAGCCATGTTGGGGACATCACTGCTTGAATCACACAAGAGGTATCTCTCACAGTTCTCGACAGCAGTAATCGCATTAGACCCCGATGCTTTACCAAAGACACTAGCGATTGCGAAAGAATTGCGTGGACATGTTTCCGATGTGCGTGTCCTGCGTTTGACAGACGACATCAAGTATCGTCACCCCGATGACATGGATGCACTGGCATCCCTAACCAACAAGGAGAATTGATATGGAACTATCACTAATTCGTAGCCTGATGGACAAGTCGTTTTACGATGACCATCGTGGGGCTAAGTGTCCTGACCGATTGTTCAGCAAGGATGTGCGTAAGATTAAGAAGACCATTGACACTGCAATGGACAGATACAATCGCACAGTATCCCCTGACGAGATAGAGGCACTGTTCATGTCGGACAATCCGACATTGACTACAGCACAGAAGCAGTCTTATGCCAGCCTGTTCGCTTCCATTAAGAAGGAAGGCACGATGGGGCATGACATCTCACAAGAGGTGCTATCCAAGTTATTTCGTCAGGTAATTGGTGAGGATGTAGCAAACATTGGCTTTGATATGGTCAATGGTGATGCCACCACACTGGAGTCTCTGCGTAATCTGCTGGAGAACTACGGTGATGACTTCATCCCAAACCTGAACATTGAATGGGATGACATCAGCATTGAAACACTCATGGCGAAGGCTGAACTGGAAGCACGGTGGACGTTCAACATACCTAGCGTGTGTCGCAAGGTAGAGGGCGTGAGTGGCGGTCAGTTGATTGAGGTAGGTGCTAGACCCAACACAGGTAAGACATCCTTCCACGCCTCATTGATTGCAGGTCCGAATGGATTTGCACATCAGGGTGCGAAGTGTATCATCCTGTGTAACGAAGAGCCTACTCACCGTGTTGGCGCACGATACCTGACAGCGGCGGCAGGTATGTCTGCTCGTGAGGTTCGTGACAACATGAGTAAGGCACATGCCCTATACAAGCCTGTGATGGATAACATTAAGATTAAGGAAGCAGGTGGGCGTGACATGGCATGGGTAGAATCCGTGTGCAAGTCATACAAGCCCGACATCTTGGTGCTTGACATGGGTGATAAGTTTACTGTATCAGGCTCATATGCAAGGGAAGACCAAGCACTAGCCGCTTGTGCTATCTACGCTAGGCAGATTGCCAAGACATATGATTGTGCTGTGTTCTACATGTCACAGTTGTCTGCAGAGGCAGAGGGTCGTGCGCAGTTGAATCAGAGCATGATGCAAGGTAGCCGTACAGGTAAGGCAGCAGAGGCAGATTTGATGATATTGATTGGCAAGTCACCATCTGCACAG